TTTTTGATCTTCATTTGCTTCTGGATATGGTTTAACTAACTCTGCATCACCTTCAACAAATTCTTTGATTTCGCTTTGTCCATCTACATTCCAGCGCCATATTTCTTCAGGATGATTTTTAGGAATTACTCTAACTTGAGCCAGTGGACATCCTAGACGTTCGCTAACAATTTCACGCAATTGTACATCGTTAACTGGATATTTAAGACTAGCATCCATTAAGAAAATTTCACAGTTTTTTATGCTTGGAAAATCAATGTCATCTTCTTTAATAGGTAAACGTTTAATAGCACCAATGCTTTCTACATCAAAGCCAGCTAGACCTACTTTTAATCCCTCTATCTTTTCTGCTGGATCGCAATTAGCTACTTTGATACGGAATTCGTAGATTTTTTGTGATTCACTAAGGTAGTTTAAAAAATTCTTCATATTATAAGATCCATATATAGTGTTATTTATCAAAAACACTAGGTTTTCGTGTTAAGTATTTGCTTAAGTAATTCGTTACGGTCTAATACCACACCTTGGCCATCTTCAGCGTCAATGATCTTATCACCGTCTGATTTCTTATTAGCCTGTTCAATTTGCATGTCTAAGCGTGCTTTTTTAAGTTGTAGGTCTACCATACGTAGTTTTTTATCTAACTTAGCTTGTTTAGCTGTAATGGCATGTCCTAATAATGTACCTGCTGTGGCTAAAATATGCCCGCTAAAGCGTGCTTCAACGTTCATACCTAGGTCTATCAGGTCTTGAAATTTGTCTTTGGCTAGATCAGCAAGCTCATCTAGCTCTTTATCGCTAGTGTCTAAGTCTGCTACAAATGGTAATGCTGCATCAATCTTATCAATGGCTAAGTCGGTTTCTTCTATTAGCGCACGATTTTCTTCAATGGTATGTTCTGCAGCGTCTGTAGTTACATCATCTGCAGGTGGTAAATTAAATAATTCTGATAGTTTTTGTGTCATAGTATTGTATTTAATACTATTTTTATCGTTTGAGATTTTTAAAGATATCGTGTTCTGTTACTACACGGAAACGCATATTATTAGCCTTACACCAAGCATCTGCTGCAGCCCACTTGGCCATGTTAATTGCTACACTGTATTTGTCTTTAAGTGTCTTAGCACTTTCCATAGTGGTTTGTGTTAACGGTTTGATTTCAACAACTTCTACATGTTGTCTTTTGTTAGCGTCTTGATATACTATGACAAAATCGGGAACATAGATAGTCTGTTTACCTAGTACAGGATTAAAATATGGAATTTGTATGCTTTCACTGGCCCACTGTGTAACCGCTGGGTTATTGTCACAAAAATTCATAAATGCAAATTCCCAGCTACTACGATATGTAGGTACTCTTTTACCTATATATTTTTCTGCATTTTTAATTGTAAATTTACCGTTAGCGTATTTGGCCATTATGCTAGAATCATTCTCGAAACGTAAGGACTAGTTTGGGGACTATTACTAATACCTAATAGGCTAGTGCCCACGCGGTTAAGGTTAAGCAGCATAGTTAGATAAGCATCTAATTCAGTTACAAACGCAGGAGGAGTTGAAGGTCCTGGTTTAGCATAGTTTTTAGTACCTGTTGACCATGTACCTGTTTCAGGATCAAATACATAGTCATCCTGTGAACCTTGATTAGTTTCTTGACTATATTCACTAATAGGATTAGTTATATTTCGCTTATCGTTTAGAGCTTTTAATTGATCAACAATAGTCATTGGATCTAGATTTTGTTGTAAAGCTGTGTAGATCACTGAGGCAGCTAAATTTCTACCAGTATCTGCATTGCCTGTAATACGCTGGAAGAAGGCCACTACAGCATCGTTAATCGATGGACTAGTACCCACAGCCGCATTATAAAAGTTATTGAAGTAATTTGTAGTACTTGGATTATTAGTGGTTTGACCAGGTAAATTTCCGTTGATAGCCATTTTATTGTCCTAGAAGATTTAGTACACCATTGCCGCCGCTAGCACGAGCAATACCTTGTTGTACTGTTGCGCTAGTCGGAGCAAACACAGGACTAAATGGATTTTGTCCTTTGAGGATACTATTACCTATATTGCTCAAATCAAGGGCAGGTGTTTGTTGAAGCTGTGTATTGCTGCCTGTAAAAATATTCATAGCATTAATACCATTTTGTACCGTTGCGCCAAGGTCCCCATTTTGAATACCAGAAATAACACCTTCTATAGATCCAATCGCGGCGCCAGCATTACGTAGTGGACTAGGTGTATTGTCGTAATGAACTTCATCAAAGCCCATTACTGTGCCGTTGCTTACTGGGCCAGTTTCGTATAATACAGATTCAAATTGGACTGTCATTTGATGTTGCATCGGTGAATAATCACCTGCATCGTGCTGTCCATGAGCAAATGCGGTGATCATTGGTCTAATCAAGTAGTATGAACTAAAACGCTTTTGATGTAGACTATAAATTCTAATAGCATTGATGTAGGATTGATTACCATCATTAGCCTGTGGACTATAACCCCACATCTGCTGTTGACGAGTTTTATATTTGCTATCGTAATTATATGTTTGTTCGTTACCTAAATAATCGCTGTCTCTGTAGTAATATGAAAAGTATTTTTGCCAAAACAATCTAACTACATCGGCACTGTCATCATGAAAGGTAATATTAACAGGATCGTAGGTAACACGTTCTTGTTGTACCATCTTACGATTATAAGCATTATAGGTTTTATTTTGTATAGTAAATTTAGGTAGTGTAACACTCTTAGCCATTAGACCAGTTTCTATCAAACTTAGTGTATCTGTACCTGCGATACTTTGATTTACATCAATAAACACATGATACAGATTACCTATCTTAGGGCTTAATCTATATAAGCTGTCAACAAAGGTTCGTGCGCCATGTTGATAGTCCCTAACACTTTGGTTAGGTGCTATGCTTTGTAATAGTTCACCAAAAATATTGTTGCTAGACATAATGTATCCTATATACATTATTTATCGTCAAAAAAAAGCCCAGAATTAACTGGGCCTTTATAATGTATTTTTCGTCTGGATTAACCAGTGATTACTGTACCTAAAGTACGTGTTACTGAAGAACCAATGCCTGAACCTGTAGGTGTTTGTAATGCGTTATCATAACGGATTGTTAAGGCAATTTGAATAGGTGTATTTTCACCATAGTTAACATCGCCATAATCTGCTGTTGACAAGTAGCATCCATACAATTCCCAAGTTTCAAGAACGTTAGGTGTATTAGCACCATTACCACCATCAAGAATTTCAAGTAATGTTTGGAATTTGTAGTCAATACCAGAACTTGCTGATGCTTGTTCCATAAAGTCAAATTGTTTCTGCATTTGTTCGCCAACACGTTTAGAAACTTCACCACTTGCATCATCACGCAAGTTACATGTAACTTCAGCCCAGGTTGGTTTACCAGCTAGATACACACGACTATTGTAAATAGGTATTTCAATAGCGTCAAAGCTCACACTTGGACGTTTAAAGTCAACAACTTGTTTTGTTAGTTCTGTCGTTGGTTGTGTAACGCCAAAGTTTAGAAAAGTAACGCGGAAGCGGAACTTTAATTTTGGCATTAACAAACCTTGTGAACTAGCACTTTGGTCTGTTGATAACGGCACTGTAAAATTTGTTAATGATGATGTTGCCATCTTTTCTTCCTTTTAATACTTCTTTATAGTATTTATTATTTTTTCACTTACAATATGGGAGAGTCACCTCTCCCATTATGTACGTATATTACTGAATTGTTAAAGCTGCGCCAGTGTTTTGTAAACGTACTGGAATGTAAATAAACTCAATTGCTTTAACTGGTTGTATAGCAATATCAACCCACAACTCATTAGCATCAATACGTGCCGGAGTGTTGTTTGTTGTATCACAAACTACCAAGTAGTCATAGATACCACGTTTAGCAACTAAATCATTGAACACAGCGTTAAATGCTGCTTGAACTTGGTTGCGTGTAATAGTATCATTTGGTTCAAAGATGAACGGTTGAGCAACTTTGTTAAGTACTGTACGTAAGTAAACTACTAAACGAGCTACGTTAATACGATCTAATGCACTTGATTGCGAAGCACGTGTTTTTTGACCGTATGCAACTAAACCTACGCCCGGTAACACTGTTAATGGATTAACATTGTTTGCGTAAAGTACATCACGTAGACCGTTTGTTACACCAATACTTGTGTATACATTGTTGTTTGTGCGATCAACATAACCAATTGAGCTTACATTGTCAATTAAACCACGACGTACACCAGCTGGTGCAAACCATGGATAACTTACAGCGTCACTACGGATCAATGTACGTAGCATCATATGGCTTGGTGGAACAACTACACTGTTACCATCTAAGTTAGTAGCTAAACCGCTTGGATAGTAAACACCTAAGTATTCACTATGGCTTACTAAACCAGTTTCACCATTGTCTGCTGCAAGAGCTTCGTTGTCTGACCAGTTGTTTAATGTTGTGCTGTCTGCCGGTAAGTCAATTGGGCTATCACCGATAATGAACGCTGTATCTAAACGATCATTATTTAGAGTGATCATGTCGCCAATTAATTCTGTGTAACCAGGAGCACAAATTAAGTTAAATGCTGTTTGTTCTTCACGTAGTGTTGTGCTTGAAGCAATAGCTGATTTCAATGCTTTTACAACTACTGAACGTTGTGCTTTGTAGCCAAAGTATGGAACGCCTGTGGTTGGATCATCACCACTGTGTGTTACCCAAGCATTTTGTACTGTACCACCAGTAACAGCTAATTGAGCTGTTGTGAAGTAGTCAGGGTTAAATTGTTTAACATTGTAACCTGAACGGCGTGTGTTAAACAACAATGTACCACGAGCGTATAATTGGTATTCTGGAGCATCTGGATCTAAATAATCACTTGTTAACAAGCTAGCTGTTGTTGGCAAGTCGGCTGTAATTGGATCTACATCACCTGTTGCTGACCAACGTGCATCTGCAAATAAGATACCACTTGCATCAACGCTATCTGCATTGTCAATTAGATCCCATGTAGCACCGTTATAACGATATAGTACAGGGAAGTTAGCTAAATTGCCACTGTTAATCCACAAATCGCCCGGAACCACTGGCGTAACACCATCGCTTTGTGTTGTTGGTTGACTTGCAGCAATAATTACACCATTAGGGTCAGTTGCTGTTAGTGTATAACCACGAGCATCTGTACCTACGTTACGGTAACCTCTCCAAGCACTACCATCGTGAATCATGATATCTACTTGTGTTGGATCACTAAAGTACCATAATGCACCTTGACTTGGATTACTGTATGGTGCTGTAGCTCCATAGAAGTAAGTCAATGCTGTCCACGGACTTGCTAGGTATACTGTACCTGCTGAAATTACTTGTACATGTGAGTCTGTAAATAGACCTGCTGTAGCAAGTGGAGTACCTACCAATTGCGTCATTTGTATTGTACCGCCAGCTAAGTGACTAATAAAGATCTCACCGCTTGAGTTAAAGCCTGCTGTGATGTTTGGTAAGTTAGCACCTAAAATACCGCCAACCATACTAGCTGCTGTGTTTGCATTTAATGTAACTGTAGCTGTACGCAATGTTGCAGAACCCGGTACGCTAACAGCTAGGCTAAAGCTATCATTTTGGTGATATGAACCAGCTGCACCCGATACTGTACCTGTAATAGTTACTACACCTGATACTGTTTTAATATAAGGTTTAAATGTACCAGTAGTTGTACTTAAGGTGTCGTATTTAACATAGATAGAACCTGCCGCTAGACCTGCACCGCCACCTACTGGGTCTAAACCGTAGATTGCAGCCGCATCGCTTGAATATAAAGGAGCAGCCAATTGGTTCCATGAATCTAAGCTAGCACTGTATTCTTTAATAGCCCAGCTTGCGCCGTTACCAGTTGCTGATGTTTTAAACCAAATACTACCGTTTGGACGGGTATTTGTGTCTGATTCGCGCCATGCTGGTGGGTTAGTGTAGTCACTAAATTGTACAGCAGGACCATTGTATGTATAAATGTTACCACTACCTGTAATTGAAATAGCTAGGTTTGCATCTAATAAACCTGCGCTAGATGCAGCATCGATAGCATTGATAGCTGTACCTTTAATAATTTGTAGTGTATCTGGTGTCGATGTAGCTGTGTCGATAGTACCACGAACGTTACCAGCTGCATTACTATAAATGATTGTATTACTGTTAACAAAAATTTCAACTTGTGGGTTAGATGAATTAGTAACGTTAGCTGTTACACCTTTAATTGTAGCTGCATTAATAGCTGTAGCCACTGCAGATGCTGTTGTACCCGAAACTGTAACTGTGTTACCGTTAATAACTAGTTTACTACCACTGGTAATTGTTGGACTAGCAACACTACCTGTAATTGTTGAAACTACTGATCTCCAACCATCACTACCTACTAGATACCAGTTATTATCATAACCTTTGTAGTAGATTGGATTGCTTGAACTTGTAGCAACTACAGCGTAGTCGCCAATCGCACCGAATGTGCTTAAAGGCACACCTGCGTTTAGATATGTTGGATCTGTAATTACTGTGATACTACCTTGTTGATTTGTGAAACCATCTTCTTGATCCCATTCAAACACGCCCCAGTTAGTTGCGCTAGTATCTGTGTCTAACCAATAGGTACCATCAACTGGTGTACCAGTTGGACGAGTACTTGTACCTGCTAGTTCTGCTAAGTTAACGTTAGCACGTTGAATGTAAATTTGGTTTGTTACGCCTAATGCTGAGTAAGCAGCTAATAAGCCATACTCGTTAAGTTGACTATCATTAACTGGATTACCTGATGCGTCAAGCTCAAAATTAGGACTACCAAAAATGTTAACCAAGTCACGTTGACTGGTAACTGTAATAATTTTTTCTGCATTAGCAATAGTTGTTCCTGTCGCTAGCGAATTGCTAGGAGTCATTTTATCTTGCGCGGTTGCAAGTAAAATAAATGGAACAGTACCAGCTTGTGTAGACGTATATTGGCTTTCATCAATTATGGTAACTGATACGCCAGGTGAAGTTAATGCTGCCATGTTAAGTATTCCTTTATGAATGTTACTACTTTAAACTATTTATAATTTTTTGGTTAAATTAGTGGTATAAGGTGCCCTTTTAAAGGTTCACCCATAAATACTAGTATGGAATACAGAAAATTATGTCAGATTTGTGGTAAAAAACCCTGTGCAGTCAACTATAAGCTATGGGACAAGACTTATTATAGAAGTCGATGTGACAGTTGTATCCGTAAAAAGAAGAAATTACCTATACCTATCCCAAGTTGGCATAAGGCAGGCTACAAAAAGAAACCACACTGTGAAAAGTGTGGCTTTAAGGCAAAGTATAAAGATCAGCTATTTGTCTATTACATCGATGGTGATCTAAACAATAACGAGCATAGTAATCTGCGTACCATATGCTCTAACTGTCAGTATGAAGTTGCTCATGAAGGACTAGGCTGGCGTCAAGGGGACTTGGTCCCTGATTTTTAACAGTTGTTCTACTTGTTCGTACAAGTCCTCAATAGTACTATCGTTAGTAATAATCTTATCGAACTTGCTACCAACCCAACTATACTCGCTGGCATGAACGCCCGCTTCGTCTAGGTGATGCTTGCCAATTGCCCAGCCGATGTACTTTTGACCTTTGTTGTAGTTTTTAGCATGTTCATACCATTCAGGTTCCGGACCGCGTTTAACTCTAAGTACCTTAGCACCAATGTTCTTAAGTGCTTTGATTTCATTTGGAAAGCGACAGTCGGTGATAACGATGTCATCTTTGCTGTTCATCAAGCGGTTTTCTAAGCTAGCTACCCACATGTCGTCATGGAAGCCTTTACGCACTACTTCTGTGCCCCAATACTGTAGGACCCAGCGTGGTGTGATGTCTTGCTTTAGTCGTTTGCTCCACCATTCATCTTTAGTTTCGCGCCATTCGCGGCTTTGCTTAGTACGACCTTCTAATAGTTCGCGGTCCCAACCAAACACTACGCTCACAGCATCTTTAAGGCTGTTGGCGAAACTTTCTCTTTTGTAACCGTGGAAATTAACTAGATAATCAGCAATGGTGTCCTTGCCAGAACCCATAAAGCCGCAGATGGCGATGATAGAACTCATGAAAACTCCTAATTGATATACTATTGTATTACAGTTAGATTACTATGTCTAGATATTTTGGTTAGCCAGTTATCCAAGTCAATGGTTGGCCGCCATCTACAAAGTTTTTAATTTGTTCATCTAACTCTTTAAGTAATTCCATACCTTCTTGTTTTAATGCAGCACCATTAAGGCTAGTACCGCCTTGTGGGCCAGCAATACTTTGGAATTTTTCACGTGCTTGACCTATGCTTAGAATAGTTAGAGCATAAGCATAGTCTTGGATCCATGGAAATACCTGAGGATCGTTTAATAACATAATATCGGGTTTGTAATTGTATACGTGTAGCATTACTGTTTCAGCAATTGTATTTGCAGCGCCTGTGCCGCCAAATGGTTGTTTACGAACTAGAGTAAGCTTCTTGGTAACTTTATTCCAGTAAAAGTTCATAAACCCACCAAACATCTTCATTGCTAGCTTTTGATAGTCAACAAATAGTTCATAGTTAGTTAAACCACCAACACGACCAGCTACTAACATATAAGTGTTTAAGTAGCCTGATGCAAATGGTTCAAATTGACTGGCTGTTGTACCTGTAACTGATCCGATACCACGACGATAAATCTGTTTAACATCTGTAATATAGTTAGGTAGAATGTATTCTTGTGTTTCAGGATAGATATCTAAGAACGCATAGCTTTCTTCTACAGCATTCGAACTCTTTTGACGATAGCGGATAAATGCCTGCTTGATACCCATGTCGAAGTGTTCTTTGTCCGCTTCAACATCAATCATACCATAACCTAATCGTAGACGAATATAGTCAACGATGTCGTTTTGTAGACTTGATACTGTGGTTAATTGTGCTTGTAGATTAGCATCAAACGCAATATGACCTGCGCCTGTACCAGTATTGGCACTAAAAAGACTGTCTGTTACAAGACTACCATTGGCCGTTAGGTCCGTGGTAGCTGAAATTTGTGCTGGTATTAAAGACATTTAAATTATCCTGTTGTCAAGTATTTATCGTCAACAACAGGATAATTTTTGTTTATGCTACTTTAAGTAAGATTGTGTCTTCGTTGATACGTCCGTTAAGTTTAACTTCTGTAGTTTTAATATTTTCTAAAAACTTACGCAATTCAACTTTACTGGCAGCCATGAACTCTTTTAATTGTACTTCGGGTTTACGAATAGTTTTTTGTGTGCTTTTGATATCATTGTATCCTGTAATAGTAGTGCCTTTAACATTTAACGCACCACCCATTTCTTCAGCAACATAACGACCAAGTTTACGTGTTTTAACATTGTAAACCCACAATACCTGTGCGCCAATAATGTCTACAGGACTAACACTCACTAATTTAAGTGTAGTATCATTCTTTAGATATTTAAGTTTGGCAACAAGTTTTTCTTTTTGCGGAGGTTTACGTACACTTGCTTTTTTAGTTGCCCGTTTAACCTGTCCATATTGAGCGAACCCATCAAACAATGCTGTATAGAAAGCTTCTAAACGTTTGTAGTCAGCTGTTTTAAGGTGTGCGTAAGCATCGACTGTGTCTTCATCTTTGCTGGTTTTTGCCGCTAGGAACTCTGCGCGACTACGTTCAAACGGTGCTAAGATTCTAGCTAGTGTTGCTGGTGCTACACTCTTAGCCAACAAATACTCGTATGCTTTAGGGTCAACTGTCTTGCCTGCAAACAATTGATCTTCTAGCTC